AAGTTCAACATCACATACAAACGACTACAGAGTATCTCCAAGTTACGATACTACAAACCATGCTTCAAGCACTACTTGACCAAGCATGTACAGAGTAAGTTTGCAGAAGTACCCGCGCCTGAGTGGGAGATTGCTACATTCCTACCAACCGCAAGTTGGAGAAAGTCCAACTCTCAGAAGGTGTTCTACGATTCAAGACAGATGATAGGTAAAGACTAATGGCATTTCGTATTGATGATTTCAAGTCCCAAGTGGGTGCGGGTGGTGGGTTCGCCATGGGAAATCTGTACAAGATTTTCCTGCCACCTATCAACGGTGATGCAAGAGAGATGAACCTATTGTGCAAGGCAGCATCATTGCCTGGCCGTCAGATCTTATCCACCGAGAACCAGATTGGTCTAACGACCACTAAACAGGCATACGGATATGCGGTAGGTGATATCAGCCTGACCTTTATCTGTATGAATGACATGAAGGTACGAACCTACTTTGAACAGTGGCAGAACCTCGCAGTAAACCAAGAGACATTAGAAGTTGGATACTACAATGACTATACCCATCCGGTCATTATTCAACACATCAAGAAAGGTACATCGTTTCCTCTTTATAAGAAAGAGATATTTGATTCGGGTAAGATCCCATCATCTATCAGGGGACGATTACCAAGACTAGGGCCATTAGATCTTGCACAGGGTGAGATTGATTTGAATGCAGTATTTGGTGATGATATCACCTATACTTTAGTCCTAGATAAAGCATACCCAACTACACTAAACGAAATACCGTTGGGTGACGATGGGCAGTTGATGGAAGTAACCGTACAATTGTCTTACAAGAATTGGTCAAGTAAAAGTGGTGACGCTGGTGGCGGTGGTTTCATTGAAGGAATTGCAGGCGAATTGATCAGGAAGTTTTTATAATATTTGGAGCATATTATGGCATTACCTAAGTTAAATGATACCTTGAAGTATGAGATGACGATTCCGTCATCGGACAGGCAGATTACATACAGACCCTACTTGGTCAAGGAAGAGAAGATTCTACTCTCTGCGTTTGAGTCTCAGGATGAGAAACAGGCAATGAGAGCAATGATGGACACGGTAGTCGCATGTGTCTACGAGGATATTGTATCCTCTGAACTAGCCACATTTGATGTGGAGTATATGTTCACCCAGATTCGTAGTAAGTCTGTGGGTGAGTCATCTAACCTGACGGTGAGGTGTCAACAAGAAGAGTGTGACGGCACGACTGAAGTGAGTGTTGATCTATCAACGGTAGAGGTATTCAAGACTGATGTTGATAATGTAATTCAACTCACTGATGATATCTCTATTGAGATGCGATACCCGACATACGACTCGTTTGTGAGACATTATAAGGATGGTATGACGGAGGCAGACTTTGGGTTTGCTATGTTAGAGGATTGTGTTGTATCCATAATGACAGAGGATGAACAGTTCCTCGCGAGTGATGTAAGCAGAAAGGAGTTGAGTGGGTTTATCGACTCAATGACGAATAAACAGTTTGAACAGGTAGGTGAATTCTTGAAGACTGTACCTGCCATGAAAAAGGATATAGAGTTCACGTGTTCCAAGTGTGGAGAAGATAGCACGATTACTCTGGAGGGTATCCAAGATTTTTTTTAGTGTGCCTCTCACACGATACTTTGGTCAATCATTTTAAGACCAACTTCGCGTTGATGCAGCACTTTCAGTATTCACTACAAGACATCGAACATATGATGCCTTGGGAGAGAGAGGTCTATCTCGTGTTACTTGAGGAACACTTGAAAGAACGAGAAGAACAGATGAAAGAACAACAAAGGCGTTGATAACAAATGGCAACACTTGATAAGGTAACAGGAGAACTGCGTCTAAATAACGCTGCGTCTGAACAACGAGACAAAGAACAGTTAGGGCAACTTGTCACTCTCAACAAACAGTTTGAGAAGTACTTCAAGTCTATGTCTGCTAGTAAGGGTGACGATCTAGAGAAAGAGCGAGAGAAGAAGGAAGAGAAGGCTCCTGCTGGTCGTGGTGATCTCGTTGCGGGTGGCGCTGCCGTTAAAGGGTCTAGTCTGGGTGTTATTGGAGCAGCACTTGTTGCGGCTGGTGCCGCAGTAGTCGGTGCTGTTGCTGGTATCTTTCGTGGTTTCGTTGATAGTCTGGATCTCTTTACCAAAGGGTTCTTCAGTAAACAAATCAAACGTATTACAGATGGTATCACAGATTTTTTCAAGCGTTTCGGTGGTGGTGTAAAAACTGAAGTATCATTTCTCGATAAGGGTCTTGAAGGGTTCAGGAGAGGCGTATTCAACTTCGTAAATGCATTCAAAAAGGTGGGGACTACAGTTGGGGCTGTTGGAAAAGAGGTTACTATAGTAGCAAGTGACTTCAAAAGTTTCCCTGCTAGACTGGGTGCTGCGTTTGCCGTATTCCGTCCAGCCTTCAATAACCTACAACTATTGTTTAACGATATCAAGGGTGTGTTCTCCAAGATAGGTACGGTTGCAGATACAGCAAAGGATGCTGGTGGGTTTATTTCTAAGATCGCAGAAGTAGCCAAACCTTTCTTTAGTGTATTTCAACGACTAGGTAGGTTCCTTGGCGGGCCTATCACCGCATTCATCTTTGGTGTCATCGATGCATTCAGTGGTGCTATGACAGGATTCGAGGAAACCGAAGGTAGTCTGGGAGAGAAGATCTTTGGTGGTATCATGGGTGCGATAGCTGGATTCGTCTCAGGATTCATCGGTGGTATCCTTGACCTTGGTAAGATGCTTGTTGGTTTCGTTGCAGGTCTGTTCGGGTTTGAGGATTTCAAAGAAAAACTTGCTTCCATCTCTATCACTGATTTTATCTTTGATTCCCTAATGAAGTTAAAGGATATGGTATTAGACTTCGTTAGAAGTCCCTTGGATAGTGTGAAGAGTATCTTTGGTTTCGGTGATGACGAAGAAGACGCTCCTCCTGAAGTGAAAGAAGGTAACAAAGGTCTACAACGTGCGTTACGAAAACAAGAACAAGCACGACGATCCGCTAGTGGTCAAGGGCCGCAGGTAACTGTCACGGAACCACCACCTCAAACAGTCCTAAAGACACAAGAAGCAACTGCGCCTGGGCTCAAGACCAAACCCATGAATGATGCGACAAAGGAGTTCACTGCCTATGCCGATTCAGAAGAAGGTAAAGCAGAGTTTGCTAGGAATGCTGCGGAACGTGAGGCAAAAAAGGCAGCGATGCTTGCAAGGGCAGAGGCAGCAAAAGAAAGACGAGCAGCGAGACTCGCGAATCCAGAGGTAAGGGCATCAGAAATTGAAAGACGTAGGTCTCAGTTAGCAAGAAACGAGGGACGTTTCGCTGGCATGTCTGCCGAAGAACGAAATACGAATGCTGGTGCTATAACGGAGAGACGTATTAGCGAACTACAGGATCAGATCAAGTTCCTTGAGTCACAAGGTGCTGGTGGTGGTGCTACGGTCATTGCTCCACAGACTACTACCAATAACAACCAGAGTAGTTCTGCGATGTATGGTGACCCATCACCCGCGACAGATGACCTTGATAGAGCCGCTGATAATTTCCACAATGTCAGTTGGGTAAACTAGCATAAAAAAAGGGGCACCGAAGTGCCCCTCAAAGGATAGAAGAGTTTAGTCTTCTGCTGCAAGTTTAGCAAAGTAACTTAGAGTATCATCCTCGTCTGCTGCTGCCGTGATATTCGGTTCAGGAGCAGAGGCGATAACCTGTGGTTCTTGTTCACGTGCAGATACTACTTCCGCAGTCTCGGTCAGTGAGTCATTCTTAATGGTTGCACCAGCACCCGTTGATTGACCCAGTACAACTTCCAAACGACCTTTCAGTTCGTCATAGGCCTTGTACGAAGACGGAGCAGTAAACTCTGACATGTCGTGCAACTGATTATAAGTTGCTTCGAGTCGCGTCTCATCTGCTTCCAGTAACGGTGCAGGAGCCTTGAACTCAGACTTATCATAGTTACGATATCCCGCAACATTACGAATCTTCAGTTGGAAGTCAGCACCAGTCCAGAAGTCAAACGGATTGATCGGTTCTTCGCCTGGAAATTCTGGTTGCATCTTATCCATGATCTTATCAAAGATCTTCTTGCCGAAGTCGTACATGAATACTTTACCTTCGTTGGCAGGATTGGCAGGATCGTTCATAACCATGATGTTCGCAACATAGTGAAGTCTACGCTTCTGTTTACGTGCGATTTCTTTGTCCTCTTCAATACCAGAGTTCCATAGTCGTGAGTTGTATTCACTCACTGGGTCATTGTTACCCAGAGTCGTGAGAGACTTCTCAACATACCATTGACCCGTAGGCCCTTTGAAGAAGTGATCGAAGTAACGTACCCAAGGGAGTTCTTGACCTTCTGCCGCAGGGAGGAAACGAACAACGGCATAACCGTTACCTGAGTCATCTACCGTAGGTTTCCAGAAGCGCAAGTCTTCGTACTTGTTGTTACCTTGCTTGGCACCGCCTCCCATCGCCTGTGCGGCTGCTGCCAACTGGGTGATGTCGGTACGGTTATTTTTTAGATTTGCAAAAGACATATTTTTGTATTTTCCTTGTATGATTGTGTGTCCACTATACCATAATGTAATCGTTTTGTCAACCTTTATTTTAAGGGTAAGGCCTCACCCTTTTCGAGAAAGTTAAGGTTCATTGCTTCAACCTCAATCTTCTCTTTGATAGATGTCGCGATATATTTCTTGACATCCTCAATCTCTAGGTTATTCTCTTCACAGAGATAAACCACTGCGTCCATATAGGACATTGATTTTTGTCTGACCGCATCTTCGGTCATCTTGGTGAACTTCTTCTTGTTCATGAAGTTGGACTCTTCCGAAGAAGAATCCACTCCACCCATTTGGAAATCAACTTTCATCTATTCCTCCTCATCACTATTTATAATAGTAGAAGAACTGTGAAATTGCTTGGCATATTCCTTATCATTGTCAAACTCTTCCATCAGTTCGGGTGTCCAAGTCTGTCGGATATCGGGATACCACCATCCCATTGTACGCTTGGGTGTACCGTCAGCATGGTAGGCCATTGCCTCAACCTTGTACTGTATACGACCTTCGCGTTGTTCACCATACCGATAATCTAACCAGACACCATTCGCAAGGTACTTCTTTAGATTATCGACATAGTTCTCCAGAGCAATGTATTCTGATCTCTCCTTAGAGGCCTTCGAGTTCTTATAACTACGCATTGCCTTCAGTTCGTCTTGATTAGACTTCAACCATTGCTTGACCTTCTTCCAATGCAAAAAGTGATCTTCTGGTAGATCTCGTATGTCTTCACAGACAGACTTACTACCATCCGCACCACGTGCTTCCCGTGCCTTTGCGAGACGCTCTACCGCTGCCTTCTTCTGCTCCGCAGTCATAGGTTTGCGTTTACGTTTCACTTTGCCACGTTCAAATCCAAGTTCTTCTAGGGCACGTTTGTTCTTCGCTTCCCTAGTCTTCCTTGCTTTCTGTGCTGCTGTAAGTTTTTTTGCCATAAGGTATATAGTCTATGCGCCAGTTATGAGGTCATGAGTTGATGGGTACGGACTCTCCATGTTGAATGACAACAAAGAGTCTACACGAAACGAACGCCAGTCAGCCAAGTCCAAGTCAAACACACGCACCGCAAGTTGATTCTTCTCAGTGTTTGCATTCGCATCAGTCTTGGGCATCTTATCTGCTGGTATCAAATCTGATACTAGAGTTGCCTTCATTTCACGTATAGCACCATCCTTCACTTTTGTGAATGATAAGTCTACCACACCTTGACGTAAGGTGTCAACGATTTCTTGATAATTCAAGTCTTTCTCCATATTAAAAACCACCGACTGCTTGTTGGTACCAATCTGGCATTGCACGGTTTGTCCAATTAGCAAATCGCTTCTTCTCGTTAATGTAGTAGAAACGATATGCTTCTACAGGATCTTCACGCTTGCAATACTCAGGCATTGCTTGCGCGAATTCCGTCAACCCACCATCAGGTATGTTTTCAGGAATGTAGGAGAGTATACCAGATAACTTCCTTTCTGTCAAGTGTTTTTTTCCATATCGGTAGGTATACTCTTTGCAAAGTTCTTCCCACATCTGGTGTAGGTACAGATAGTTTGCAGATGTCTTGCGAGTCCATATTCCACTAGGGTGATTCACATGGGACGCTTTGTAGAGAGTGTTCTCTAGATTAGAGTTCGGATGTTTCCAACGTTTGATCTTACGACCAATCGCAGTCTTATCATAGTACTCTTCACCATCAAGAACACGATGTGCCGTGCTCATGAGCTGGGCATATTCGATGATCATCTTGACCACGTGTTTATCCAAGTGCATACGCGCAGCCTTCACTGGATTAACAGATAGGTGAAAGACATTCATTACCCTTCACCCTGTGCTACATAGTAACCCTCTGCACGAACTTTCATGTCACCAAAGTTAGGTTCATTAACCTGCTTGACAACATACAGTTGAGATCCGGTCATGAACTCGACGGCATCACGATAGTCATCAAGTTCACGGATTGGGACAACACCCACGATGGGCATCTTCCAATCGTCCATGCCCTCAGTGAGAACATCAAACTTTTCACGCAGTAACTGGTACCGACTCTCTTCAACAAATGTCATAGGCATTACTTCTTTCTCCATTCACGTAACCATTTAGAACCATCGCGTTCAGCATCCGTAAAGACTGCATTAGTAAACGCTATCGGTATAACTACACCCAAGTGAATAAATATACTGGTTAAGGTACTGTAGTCTACCCAGCCTAGGTGATCACTTGCCACAAAACCGAAGTATGCACTCCACATTGTAAACAATGCCAAGGTGAAATACATTTGTAGACTAGGATCTTTGACATATCTCAATGGATTATATCTCACATCCATTACAAGTCTCCAACTATCGACCACAAATATGATCGCTCTTTTTAGGTGTTTCATACACGCTCCTCAGTATTATAAACGGTTTTTGTACCATCATTAGTAACAACAACTACTGTTGCTTCAGTGATTTCGGGAAACTGTGCGCTGAATACAGCGGAGTTGGCGTATGAAACCGCCGACTCGTAAGAAGTGATTGGGGCATAGAGACCTGCAAAGACCTCACCAGTTTGTGACTTAACAATGTATTTTTCCATACTATACTCCGTAAAAGGCTCGTTCTAGTTTCTCGGTAGCGATGTCAATCAACTCGACTCGCTTCTGGGCAGTAGGAGTCATATCCTGTGCCATCACGTTTGCAGTTCGCATCGCTGCCATTCGCAAGACATGAAGTTCTTTCTTGGTCAAGACAACAGTGATTTCTTCAGCAGCTTCACATTCGTGGTACATTCTTCAGTTCCTTTCTCATTCTCAATACAAGTATTATAAGCGATGCAGCAACTTTTGTCAACACTTTTTTTCAATTAACGCCCACTTTTTTGATATTCATCAATCAGTGCTTGTCCTGTCAACTTGGTTCCCATGATGACCACTTCACCAGACTCGTTCAGAGTTCGTTGGATGTGACCATCGTTGTACTGGACATCTGTCACGGTCTTACCATCAGAGGTGTCCTCTGGACGATCATCGTACCACATGGACGATAATCCGTGAACATGGACATTGTTCACACCCTTAGCCCACTTCTCTGCTGCGATACGAGTACGCTGCTCTTCAACTGATTGACGATACTGTGTCATGCGGTCTCCCTCTTTTTTGCATAGAATTCTTCGATGAGTTCGAGAACCTCGTTCTCTTTGGCAATACGCTCCTCACCATCGACACGGACTACATAGTCCTTTGTGTAGGTGCCGAATTCCTTCTCGGCATCAGAGAACATGAGCCACGACTCAGTGTAACTACGAATGACAGGAACTAGGTTACGGTACTCGTCATTCACGGTAGTACGAGTTGCTCTCCAGCGACCACGCTCAAGAGTGATAAAGATAGGAGCTTCCCAAGATTCACCGACCTTAGCGTCATCCTCGACAATATCCCAACTAATGACATACTCACGAGCAACATCATTGTTGTAAGACACGAGATCCTGAATCACAGGCATGAAGGTGCCGTGAGCAATCTCGTTGAGATCCCTAGAAGAGAGATTCTCCATGACATAGGTGGTGCCACCCTTTGGTTTGAAGTAGGCATCGGGTTCCGTTGAAGGATACCCGTCTACATCAAACGAGTAGTTTTCCATGTATTGTGTGGTGATTACTAACTTAGACATAACAGTTCCTTACTTACCTTTGTAACCGAGTTTTTCCATTGCGGGTCTAGGATAGATTTCCTCCGCAAGTTCCAAATATTCCTCAACAGACACATTCTTCACAAGGAAGTTGACCCATGCTTTCCATGGCTTACGACCATACTTGAATCGAGCGATAAACTCAGGTTTTGGTTTACCGACCCAAGAAGGATGACAGTCAGGTCTCGCGACTTCGTAGTTCACACTCTTGGTGTGACGCCCACGATACATAAGATACATACCGTCCCAAACAAACTCTTCTTTAACAAATGGGGTCATCTCTTTTCCTTTCTCATTTTCAATACAAGTATTATAGGCGATATCACAGGGAAAGTCAAACACTTTCTTAGATCAATATCTACTTACCAATGTGTTTTATATCACTTTTTGGAATAACCTGATAAGCACCCTTATTGTACGCAGGAGCAACAGTAAAGTTCTTGGACTCTTCCAACTGGAAGGTAATGTCCCTATCAGGGGTATAGGCAGTAAGAGGCACAGACTTAGTCTCAGTCTCGGTTCTCCACGCAGGGCCCACACTGTAGGACTTCATCGTCTTGAACTCAGGTTTGTACTTCTTGGTTTTTGACCATGCTTTGGTCTTGCGTTTACGACCAGACTGATCGTATTTCATAGATCCGTGGAATGATTGCATAGGTACCTCTCGAATATATATTAACATCATACAGACAAAAACATATTTTGTCAAGTCTTTTTTTGTATAAATAAACACATGACTAAAGAACTATTCGATTTCGGGTTTACCCTAGTAGACGAAGACGAACTGGAGGCAGTGCAGCAAGCACAGTCTAAGGTTGCGTCCGTGTCCGACTCTGTGTCAGAAACCCAAGAAAAACTGGACAGTCTGTTCAATGCGATCCAACCATTGCTGAACAACCTGAAACAAAACCCTCAGAAAGAGTATATCCTCTGGCCCAATCGACTTGAGAAGATTGAGCAGTTCGAGGACTATATACAGAATATCTACAAGGGTCAGTAATGCTACTATACAGATGTCACCCAATCAGTCAGAACCAGAACGCTATCGTAAACCTTAATAGAAAGGAAGAACTGTTCAAGGCTGTCTCGGAAGCACTTCCCAAGTATAAAGGGAAGACATTGCATCCGAATGATCATATTGGGTTGGTAACTGACGCATCTGTCCTTTCAGGATTGTTGACTCTATCTGGATACAAAAATGTCCTTGTGGTGACTTCGTTTGCAGATAAAGATTATGATACCGTAGTTAAGGGTCACCAAGCACACAAGAGTGCGGGAGATCATCTGGTACCAATAGTCCATAAGGCAGCGGGAACCATGATGAACATGTATGTAACCAAGGTAAAGTCTGGTGATTGGTTCACCCCATTCTATGAGTCATATGGTGTCAAGACATTAGATGTTGATTCACCTTTTGCACTAGATAGTACATTCAAAATTAAACCTCCGGCTGATGTCAAGTTTGATGCTGTTGTTCTACTGGGTTGTGATGCATACTCAAAAGGGAAGTTTAACGTAAAGGATATCAAGGAAACATTTACCAGATATTGCACACCAGAGTTTGATCTTATTGATGTGTATCGTCATGAGAACGACACAAGAAGTATCGTGGGCAGTACTCCGAAACAAAATACAGTTATTGCCCAGACAATGTTTCAGGCAGTCAACACTCCGAAGAAACTTATAGATAAGAC